ATGGAATATTATAAATAATACTAAGATATCTCAAAAGGAGAATTTAAATGTATCTTACAGAACAATTAGAACAGAAGTGGTCTCCAGTATTGGACCACGAAGGTGCAGGCAAGATTAAGGACTCTTATCGTCGTGCTGTTACAGCTATCATTCTTGAGAACCAAGAAAAGGCTATGGCAGAAGAAGGTCGTGTTCTTAACGAAGCCGCTCCAACAAACGCAACAGGCAACTCAATCAGCAACTACGATCCAATTCTTATCTCTTTGGTTCGTCGTTCACTTCCTAAGTTGATTGCTTATGACGTTTGCGGCGTACAGCCAATGACAGGTCCAACAGGACTTATCTTCGCTATGCGTTCCAAGTATGATAGTCAGAGCGGCACAGAAGCTTTCTTCAACGAAGCTAATACTCGCTTCTCATCTGCTAACAAAGCTGGTTCAACTGCTGGCGGTTCACTACAAACAGGTACAGATCCAGTATCTAACGTACTAGATTCAACCCTATATACAACAGCTAACGGTATGTCAACTGCTGCTGCCGAAGCTCTCGGTGACTCAGGTTCAAACCTATTCGCTGAAATGGCTTTCTCAATTGAAAAGGTAACTGTAACAGCCCGCTCACGCGCTCTAAAGGCTGAGTACACAATGGAACTCGCTCAGGATCTTAAGGCCGTTCACGGTCTAGATGCTGAAACAGAACTAGCAAACATCCTTTCAACAGAAATTCTCGCTGAAATCAACCGTGAAGTTATTCGTACAATCTACGAACAGGCTGTTGTTGGTGCTGCTTATGGTACAACAACTTCTGGTACATTCGATCTTGACACAGACTCAAACGGCCGTTGGTCAGTTGAAAAGTTCAAGGGTCTTATCTTCCAGATCGAACGCGAATGCAATGCTATCGCTAAGGCAACTCGTCGTGGTAAGGGTAACACCCTAATCGTTTCTTCTGACGTTGCTTCCGCTCTTGCAATGGCTGGTGTTCTTGACTATACACCTGCTCTTTCTGCTAACCTAGAAGTTGACGATACAGGCAACACATTCGCTGGTGTTATGCACGGCCGTGTGAAGGTTTATATCGATCCATACTTCGGCGGTTCTGCTTCTGGTAACGAACTAGTTCTAGTTGGTTATAAGGGTACTTCTCCTTATGACGCTGGTCTATTCTACTGCCCATACGTACCACTACAGATGGTACGCGCCATTGGTCAGGATACCTTCCAGCCAAAGATCGGCTTCAAGACACGTTACGGCATGGTTGCTAACCCATTTGCTCAGGGTACAACAGCTGGTCTCGGCGTTCTTACAGCCCGCACAAACAACTACTATCGTATCTTCAAAGTTCGCAACCTTATGTAATCATAAGGCGCAACAGCGCAGAAACAAGATAGGGCAGCAGCAATGCTGCCCTTTTCTTTTATAAATAGTACAGAGGTACTTCAATGACAACAGAATCATTTCTAACAACAATACCAGATAATACTAGTTTTCTACAAACAACTAGATATACATTTATTATTCCTAATTTGCCTTTTGCAAAGTATTTTTGTCAGAGTATAAATCTTCCTGGTGTAACATCAAGTGAAATTGAAGTTGCTACACCATATTCTAGTGTGTATCGTCATCCAACAAAAATGGTTTTTGAACCTTTTTCAATTTCGTTCTTGATTGATGAGGACTTGAGAGTTTGGGAAGAAACATATAAATGGATTGTATCTCTTACCCGCCCAGAAAGTAATAAACAGTACATCAAGTATAATGATAGAGATGCATCTCCATACCAAGATGGAATGTTAACTGTAAATACTAATTCTAACATTCCTAATATTCGTATCAAATTCAGAAACATTTTCCCGATAAGTCTTAGTGGTATTCAGTTTGGTACTACAAACTCTGCCGACACCACACCTACTGCCGATCTATCATTTAGATATGATATCTTCTCGTTTGAAAGATTATAGTTGACTTCCATCTAAATCTGTTGTATAGTAATATACATTTTTTGTAATGGAGATGCAATGAAGCCGCCAGTAAACATTGACGCACTCATGGAAGAGTGGATCAAAGATGCAGGATACGATGAAACTGAACCGCAGAAAGCTATGGCAAACATACCAAAGCTTCATGCAAAGTATCTGCGTATTATGACGCACCACAATCTTACAGTCAAGAAACTTCTAGCAGAGTATAACTCACGGCGTAAGATCAAGTGGGAATACTATTCTGGTGATTTGAACAATCCAGAAGACTTAGAAAAGTATGGACTAGAACCCATGATGAAGAAAGTTCTAAGGTCAGACTTGCAACATTATCTTGATTCAGACACAGAACTAAATAACATACTGCTAAAGAAAGTCGTACATGAAGAGATTGTAGACTTTTGTAAAAATGTTTTAAAAGAACTAAACAATAGGACTTGGCAAATCAAGTCATATATGGATTGGGAAAAGTTTGTCGGTGGACAATAAGATTATCATAGTGAATGAGAACGAAGCTTTCGTGCGAATTATCTGTGAAGATGGAATAGCATACGAACTTCGTGAAGCATTTACATTCCAAGTGCCTGGAGCGCAGTTTACGCCACAATATAAGGCCAGACTGTGGGATGGCCGCATAAGATTGTTTGATATTAGAAACAAGCAACTGTATCGTGGGCTTGTTCCTTATGTTGCTAAGTTTTGTGAAGAACGTAACTATGATTGGGACTATGAGAACGAAGCATATGATGAAGAGTTTTCTTTAGCAGAAGCTAATGAGTTTGTAGAAAAACTAAGGCCTAAACATGCTCCAAGAGATTACCAGCTGGATGCATTCGTTCATGCCATTCGTACAAGACGTAGTTTATTACTCAGCCCCACTGCAAGTGGTAAGTCTCTTATTATTTATCTTTTGGCTCGTTTTCTTTCATATAGAGGACTGAAAAAGGGGTTGATTATTGTGCCGACTGTTTCTCTCGTAGAACAGTTGACAAGCGATTTCAAAGACTACAGCGAAGCGAATGGTTGGAACGTTAGCGATAACATACATAAAATCTATCAGGGTCAGGAAAAAGATACAGACAAGTTTCTGACCATCTCTACTTGGCAATCTATATACAAGATGCCAAAACAATGGTTCGCGCAGTTTGATTTTGTTATTGGTGATGAAGCACATCAATTCAAAGCTAAATCTCTTATTGATATTATGACAGGTCTAACAAATGCAAAATACAGAATTGGCACAACAGGCACTCTTGATGGCACTAAGACCCACAGATTGGTTCTTGAAGGTCTGTTTGGTTCCGTTCGAAAAGTTATCACGACTAAAGAACTCATGGATGCAAAGCACTTGGCTGAATTCCAAATCAAGTGTCTTCTTCTTAGACATAATGAGTCTATCTGTCAAGCAGCAAAGAACTTTACCTATCAGCAGGAGATTGAATACCTTGTCCTTAACGATGCCAGAAATCGGTTCATCTCTAATCTTGCCGTCTCACTTGAAGGAAACACGCTCGTTCTCTTCCAGTACGTTGACAAACACGGTCGTATTCTACACAAACTCATTTCAGACAGAGTGGGAGTGGACAGAAAGGTATTTTTCGTAAGTGGAGAAACAGATGTGGACATACGCGAAGGGATTCGTAAGATCGTTGAACAGGAAACGCAGGCTATTATTGTTGCTAGTTTTGGCACTTTTAGCACTGGCATCAATATTAGAAATCTTCACAACATTATATTTGCTAGCCCATCTAAGTCTAGGATAAGAAACTTGCAGTCTATTGGCCGTGGATTACGTAAGAGTGATACTAAAGATTCTGCTCAGTTGTTTGATATTGCCGATGACATGCGTTACAAGAAACATGAGAACTACACACTAAAGCATTTTGCAGAGCGCATAAAGATTTATACCGAAGAAAAGTTTGCGTTCAAAGTTTATAAGATTGAATTGAAAGGATAAGTCATGGCTCAAGAAATATACCATATTAGACTGAATACGGGCGAAGACTTGATATCAGAAGTGTCGTGGCCAGAAACAAAAGAAGGTCATGAGGCACGCATTATACTTCATCATCCTATGAAGATCATTTGTGTTCCTTCTAACAAACCAGGATTTGTAACGCTGTCTTTGATGCAATGGATCTTTGCTAAGATATCTTCTGAGCAAGAATTTAATATTTACAGTCGTGATATTCTAACCATGTCTAAACCTGCTGATAGTCTTAGAGAATACTATAAGGAAACTGTAGATTACTTTGCTATTAAGAATAGTCCAGAAACAATCTATGAAGAAGATACATCAGCGGAAGACTTTCTTTCTGACCTAGAAAAAGAAATCAGTGCTATTGAGAAATCAGATATAGCAGTGAAAGAAGATAACGAAGACATGGATCAACTAAGAGACGTTATCGGAGAATTTCTTAAATCTCTAACTTCTAACAATAGAGGAACATTACACTAATGGCAACTACTAAAGACATAGTAACAGAACTGGATGAAACCAATGACTTTGGTTTTTCATTTCATGATGAGGAAGAGATTGTCACATCGTCTGGTGTGACTGATGAAGTGGAACTATTGAAGAATAGATTGAGAACTCTTAGAAAGACTTATCTACCTCTATTACAGCATCTAGCTAAAGACCCTGATAAGCCTATGATTAAGTGGCCTAACAGGAAAGACATTCTAGATAAGCAAATCAAGAAGATGATTGAGTTAACTGAGGTATAATTAAAGTTATTCATATCATCGATGGCATAGCCAATATAACGTCTGTCAACCCCTTTGTCAAGAGAAAAGTGCATGAGCAAACAAAATAAAGTCCACTACGTAGATAACCAAAAGTTCTATCAGGAAATCTTAGAACATAAGAAAAAGGTTGCAGAAGCCAGAGAAAAAGGTCTTGAAGATCCCAAGCTCTCTAACTATATTGGTGAGTGTATATGGAAGATTGCTACCAAGTTATCTACCAAACCATGTTTTCTAAACTATTCATACCGAGAAGAAATGATTTCTGATGGAATTGAAAATTGTATTCTATACTTTAATGACTATGACCCCAATAGAGGCACAAATCCATTTGCATACTTTACTCAAGTGATCTATTTTGCATTCTTGAGGCGTATAAACAAGGAAGAAAGAAACAGATATATAATCTACAAGAATTTCCAAGAGACGGTCATAAACAATGGACATGCAGCGCATCTAGTAGACGGAGATGACAATCATGTTATGTCGGTAAACTTGTATGACAACATCAATGAGTTCATGGAAAGATTTGAGAAGAAAGAAGCAGTGAAGAAAGAAAAGCGTAAAGTCGCAAAAGAGGGACTAATCAAGTTTTACGAGGAAGAAAGCGATGAACAACGAAGTGCCGTTTCAAATTGAACATCTGATCAACAGTCTTCTAAATCAAAAAGAGAATGTGCATATCAGACAGAACTATCGTAATAGATTGGAAACAATCAAAGAAGCTATTGACAAATCGTTGAAAAAGTACGATAATGAACTCTACATATCCAATACTAGGAAAAAGAGAGCGTGACAAAAGTTCTTATTATTACCGATACTCACTGGGGAGTTAGAAATGACTCCCCAGTTTTCCTTGATTATTTCAAGAGGAGCGTAGATGAGTTTCTTATCCCGTATATTAAAGAAAATGGAATTAAGCATATCATTCATGCTGGCGATCTCGTTGACCGTCGGAAGTATATTAACGTTCTTACCCATTCCAGACTGAGAACAGACTTCCTTGAACCAATCAGCGAACTGTGTGAGATGCATATCATCGCAGGCAATCATGATGAGTATTTCAAAGATACATATCGTGTGAATGCTCTTGATGAGTTTGTCGCTGGTCGCTACAATAACATCAAGACTTATTCTAAGCCAACAACTCTAGAGATTGGCGGCTGCGAGTTTTTCTTGCTTCCATGGATTACGAAAGAATA